GCTATTTTGTGGTAGATCAGCCAGAGGTGAAGATTGAGAGTAGAAGAGAAGATTCATCTGAATAAATTCATTCCCCGTGACTACCAGATCCCTTTATTTGATGCGATTGAAAACAAGGGATTCAAGAGAGTTATTGCGATTATGCCACGCCGTGCCGGTAAAGACATGTGCGCCTTTAATATTGCAATTAGATACGCAATAAGAAATATATGCGTAATATACTATATATTTCCAACCTACTCTCAGGGACGTAAGATCATATTTGATTCTATTACCAACCAGGGGGAACGAGTATTAGACTTCATACCTAAGACTTTGGTGGCTTCTATTAATACCCAAGAGATGAAGGTTAGATTAACCAACGGATCTCTCATACAAGTCTGCGGTTCCGATAATATAGATTCTCTCGTCGGAACAAACCCGAAGTTCGTTATTTTCAGTGAATATGCCTTGCAGGACCCTTCTGCGTACCAGTTTATCAGACCTATTTTAGCGGCCAATGACGGGGTTGCTATGTTTGTTTCTACGCCCCGTGGTAAGAACCATCTCTATACGCTGTATGAAATGGCTAAGCAGTTGGATACTTGGTTTTGTTATAAGTTGTCCCTTGAAGACACGCAACACATTCCCTATAGTGAAATTGAGCGTGACCGCGAAGAAGGCTTGATGTCAGAAGATTTGATCCAACAGGAATATTATTGTTCGTTTGATAGAGGTATTGAGGGTGCTTATTACAGTAAGTATCTTGATCGTATGAGAGTTAAGGGTCAGATTGGTCAGGTTCCGTGGGAGCCATCGTTTAAAGTACATGTGGCCCTCGATATTGGTGTGCGTGATATGACATCTATAATCTTCTTTCAGAATATTGGCAGCACGGTACGCATTATAAATTGCTATGAGAAGAATAAGGAAGGGCTTGAGCACTACATCAATATTATTAATTCTTTTGGGTATACTATTGGGCGCTGCATTGCGCCGCATGATATGGCTGTACGAGAATTTGGAACAGGAATGACCCGTTTGGAGAAGGCGCGTCAACTGGGGATGAACTTTATCTTGGCGCCTAATATTGGGGTTGAGGATGGCATAGAAGCAGTTCGTTCAAGCTTTGCCAAGATATGGATTGATGAAAAGAATTGTAAGCCTTTGTTGAAGGCCTTGGAGAACTACCGACAGGAATGGGATAATAAACGTAAGGTCTATAAGCCGCACCCGCTTCACGACAGTAGCAGCCATTTCGCGGATGCGATGAGATATATGTGTGTTTCGTTACCCAAGACACGTGATGGTCTTAGCCCTGAGGATTTAGAGAAAAGATATATGGAAGCGCAGATGGGTCCTAATTCAAACATACCCGCATTCTTTAGGGAAGAAGGACCGAGGTATTAAAATGAATAGTGTTTTTATATTGTTGCTTATTAGTTTGAATATGGTCGGGGGAATATATATAATTTATCTGGCTGTTTTGTGGGTGCTGGATTTATTTTTTCCTGATTATTAAGGGCGTTATATGTCACTGTTCGAAGGTTTTTTTATTTTTTTAGCGTTGGTTGTTTTTAATGTTTTAGTGTTTAGTTTTATTAGTTGGACCGAAGAGTAATTGACGTTCAATAGTACAATATGGTAGGTTAGGTGTGTATCAAGCACTACCTCTTTGATACTGCTTTAAAAGATGTCATGCGACACTTGTCCGTGTTGCGTGTAATACGATATTATTCCCACCTTTAACTAATAACTCGGTTTTAGGTGGGTTTTTTATAGACATTTAATTTCTGGGTAGTATAATTATTCTTGGATATGAGCAGTTTATGTCCAAAAGGTAGTTTTCATATATTCATAGAAGGACAAATCATGAATACGAAGTTTTTTTCTTGCGTCTCTCGTCGTTTTCTCGTCAAAGCATTTTTAGTTTTATCCCTCATCTCTGTTTCTAATTCTCAGGCTATTAGACAAGGTGGTTGTTGTCAGCCGGATACGGTAGTAACAGTTCAGGTAATAAAAACTGCAACCGCAATCGTAGGTCTTGTTTATTCCTGGTGTTTTTTTCGTTAATTCATAGTAGTTTCAGTTTTACTCATTTCATGAAGGGTCTTTATGTTCTCTAAATTTTTCACGCGCGCATTTTTAATGGTTTCTTGTATTTCAAGTGTTGCGATTCTAACTGCTGGCGTATCAGATACTACAACTATTCATACTCAAGAAGGGACTAAGTCTATTAGAGTTATGAAGATTGGTGACAAGATACTTTGTTCTAATATGAAAGATCTTTCTCTTGATGAAAAAGAAGTAACTGCAATACAAGACATCTATGTTGAAAATGTGGTTGAAATTATGACCTCTGATAGCAAGGTGTTTTATGTAACGCCCGATCAAGAGTTGTTTGTAACTCATAAATGGGTTAAGGCATCAAACCTCACGATCGAAGACGTTCTTATGAAACAAGATAAAACTCTTATTAGAGTTGCGGGAATTCGCCATTTGCACATGCCGATGACTATTCGTTTCATTACCGTTGATGAACATCACAATTTCTTCGCTACTGAAAATGGTGTTTTGATTCATAATGGCGCTTGGGGAGTATGGTTTGGTTGTACTTTATCGATGACTGCAATGCAAATGGCTTATCATGGTGCTGTATGTGGAGTAAGCGCATTCGCAGGTCCTGCTGCACCCGCAGTTGCCGGAGCAATTTATTTGTGGACAATGCCCATAGCCACAACGGCTACGTATACCGCAGGAATTGCCGGCGGATTAGCTTTAGGTGTTGCTACAGGCCCTATTTAAAAGGATAACTGTAATGACAGAGTGGTATATAATGTACGCTGTTGCAATGTGTGCGGTAGGTATATCTTATTATATAAAACATAATATATTGGGATGGGATAAATGAATCAGGATATTCATAATTGGATTGCCATGGCATTAACTTTATTGACAGTAATGTTTATTGTTAATGATAAACAGATGTTTTATAAAGTATATTGGATTCAAATTACTATGTTCATTATATTTTTTAGTATATGGTTTTATAGAATTATTTAATAATTCCTTATCGCGAATAATTAGAGTATAATTCAAAGTACTTCTCATATAACACCCATGGTTGATTAAGTTGCAACCATGGGTGTTTTTATTATATCTGTTTTGTATACTATATACTATGAACCTATTGTTTGGTTCGGTTGATGTATATTGTTTAAACTCTAGTATATATTGATTACATTTCTTAGTATTTAAAGCGATTTCGGTGATAACGGCTGAAGTCGCTTTATTATTTAAAAAACTTTTACTCCAGTTGCCTGGCTATTCTAGACTACTCCTAATAAAGATTTTTATTTGATCTACTAGGAGTTGTTATGCCATTATTTCCTCAGCTTGGCCCCCAATATTATGATGAGCGCGACAAGCCAATGCTTGCACGTATGGAAACATGTTACGCAGAGTCTATAACTATCTTGCAGTCTTTTTGGGGAGAAGCCGATAGGAACTTCAGGGCTTACTCGGGAGACACCAGCTTCTGGTCTGACATGTATGGTAACCTTTCGGTTAATCGTCGTAAGCAGCTCGGATTTAATCATATACGACCTATTATTAGTATGGTTGATGGGCATCAGAGAAAGAATCGTAAATCCAGCATCGTTGTTCCTGTTGAAAATGGTGATGCTGAAACGGCTGATCAATTTACCAAGGTTCTCTTGTGGATCAATCGTCAAGAAGATGTCCTTGAGACGGTCTCAGATGCCTTCCGCGGTTCTCTTATTGGCGGTATGAATCTCTTACAAGTCTGGGTTGACTACCGTGACGATCCTATATCGGGAAATATAAAAGTAGATAATTGCGCATATAACTCATTTCTTATTGATCCTTATTTCCGTAAGGCAGACCTCTCTGACTGTAACTTCATATGGAAGCGTACCTTTCTGACCAAACGCGAAGTAATTTCTCTTCTACCTGACAAAGAAGAAGAGATCATAGGTTTAATTGGTAACGAATCAGGTAATGGAAGGGATGGCAAATTTCAGTTCTTACCGGAGTCTTACTCTTTCAGTATGAAGAACTTGCTGACCTATGATGAGTTCTATTATCGCGATCACCGAATGCAGAAGATGTTGGTTGATACTGAAACAGGTGAAACCCAAGAGTGGAAGAACCAAGATAATAAAGAGGCGCTCGAAGCATTTTTATCCGAGTATCCACAAATCCAGGTAGTTGAACAAAGTGTACCTACGGTTAACTTGGCGATCGTTGTTCAGGGCAAGGTTATGTATGATGGTCCGCAACCGACCGGTCTGGATCTGTTTCCCTTTGCACCCGTTTGGTGTTACTACCAGCCTGAAATGCCGTACTTCCCACAACGTATCCAATCGATGGTAACCAATCTTATCGATCCTCAATACCTTTATAATCGTCGTAAGATAATTGAACTCGACATTCTTGAATCTCAAATAGGATCAGGATTCAAATATAAAGAAAATGCGTTAGTTAATCCCAAAGATATATTTCTGTCAGGGCAAGGGCGTGGTCTGGCTTTGAAAGATGAAGCACAAATGACAGATGTCGAGCAGATTCAGCCCCCCCGCTTAGATG